TCCGCGAACACCTCAGTGGTATTTCACACGAGGCAGACCTGAGCAATAAACCGCTTTTGGCCGGCGCAGACATCATCGAACGTGTAAACGCGGCTTGCCGCGTGTTCGATGACCGGGCATGCATGGTAGGATACGACAAAATAGCAATGGTGCCGAAGCAGGCCGACAAGTTAAGGACGTCGGCCAGTCAACCCACACTTAATGCCTACCTGCAATCGGGCACAGACTCAGTCATGCGGAGGTTAATGCTTCCGCACGGCTTTGATTTGCGCTTCGACCAGGAAAAACACGCTGCCCTAGCTTTACAGGGTAGTTTGGGTGGGTTCGACCCCGTTGTAACCCTAGATTTATCGGACGCTAGTTCTTGTATCGCCATACAGGCGGTCAAGGATCTGTTTCCGATAGATTGGTATTGGTTCCTCATGGACATCCGGACGCCTGCGTGGAAGTACAAGCAGGTTTCAGGACGATATGAGAAGTTCTGTGCCATGGGTAACGGGTTCTGCTTCCCGCTCGAGTCCCTGATGTTCGGGGCACTCGCGTACGGCTGTTGTGTCGAAACCGGAAACCGGATGTTCTCGGTCTACGGTGACGACATAATCGTTCGTCAGTCGTCGGCTCTTCTCCTTATCGAGGTGCTTCGGTACTTCGGGTTTAAGGTTAACCGGGACAAGACCTTTATTACGGGGCCTTTCCGGGAGAGTTGCGGTGCAGATTACTTCGGCGGTGTAAACGTTCGACCGTACTACCTTGACTACCTGCCGATAACACTGGCGGATATGTTTAAGGTCTTCAACGGTTTACGGAAGTCGCCCTGCAACTTCGATAAAACGTGCGCGTTCATCTACGCAAGCGTTGGACCGAGGAACAGGTTGGTAAGCCCTTTCGGGGGCCCGCCAGACGCTGCATTCCACCTCCCCTTGGACGAGGCTCGCGCAAGCGAGTTCGTTTCATGGGACAAGGCGGCGCAGTGTTATAGATGGACGGAGTTGTTAACCGTCCCCGTAACCGACGACATTCCCCAAACAACGGGGATTGAAACGTACGGGGCCATCCGTGGTTTACCACCCAATCGAGCGGGCGGCAAACCGGCCTACACCGTGAGACGACAAACCACTTCTGTACGCGTCCAGCGTATGGGGTGGGGAAGCGTCGATCACCAGCCTCCGAAGTGGGGGTTAAAGGATCGCAGGG